ACGAACGTGCTGGCCGTGACGAAGGGCGCAATCTACATCTGCATGTCGTCATCGGAACTGCACACGCTCCACCAGGCATTCACCGATGCGGGCGGCTACTGGTCCACGTTCGTGATATGGGCGAAGCACCACTTCACGCTCGGGCGATCCGACTACCAGCGTCAGTACGAACCGATTCTCTACGGCTGGCGCAAAGGCACGGACCACTTCTGGTGTGGCGCGCGTGACCAGGGGGACATCTGGTTCATCAAGAGGCCGGCGTCGAGCCAAGAGCATCCGACGATGAAGCCCGTGGAGTTGGTGGAGCGCGCGATCCGAAACAGCAGCAAGACCCGCGACACGATCCTCGATGTCTTCGGCGGGTCAGGCACGACGATGATCGCTTGCGAGAAGTCGGGACGGCAGGCACGCCTCATTGAACTGGAGCCGAAGTACTGCGATGTGATTGTTCGTCGCTGGCAGGCGTTCACTGGACGGGACGCGAAGCTTGAGGCGGACGGAAAAAGCTACCGCGAAGTCGCCGGAGTCCGAAGCGCTGTGGCGGCGTGAGATGGACCGGTGCCGTGCCGAGATCGCAGCCATCGAAGCGTTGCTGCTCGCCGGGCATCCGGACATCGAGGGGCTTTGCCTGGCGTTATCGGATTGGTCGGCTGAGTTGAGGATTCTTGAGGGCAGAAGCAAAACCGCCGCCGGATCGTTGGACCCGGCGGCGTAAAAAGGAGGGAGGCGCGGCGCTACCACTCAATCGTGGAGTCGATGCAGTCGATGCGGTAGTAGTCGTACCCGAAGAGTCCGTCCTCGAGGTGCTGGATCTCGATCTGACCGTACTCGCCCAAAGCCAGCAGCCGGTCGATCTCGGCGCGGGCGTCGGATTCAGTGGAGTGGCCTGAGATCACTTCGCGGCGGATCGGATCGTAGAGGCGGTAGGGTGCGGGCGCGGGCATTAGCGGCTCCTCCGTGCGGGCTTGGAGGAGCGGAGGGCGTCGGTAATCTCGCACGCGATCCGGTGCTCGCCGTCGATTCCGCGTGCCCAGACCTTGTAGACGTACGGGCAAAGCGGCGATTCGCCCCGGTCCAGGTCTTGCAGCCGACGCCGGAAGTCGTCTTGGGCGACCTCGCACGCTTCGCCTACGTTGGCGACTACTGCGACCGGCTCGTACTGGCCGTCTTCGGACTCCGCGATCAGCATCGCGAGTCCGAGGTCGGTGGCGTCGGTGATTTCGACGGCGAATCCGTCGTGGTGGTTCTGCTTTTTGGTGGTGGTCTTCATGGCATGACGATTCATCACTCCGGTGCGCCCACAAAGCAAGTGGATAATCGCGCCGGGCACAAAAAAAGCCGCCCGTTTCCGGGCGGCCAGTTTGGAGCAAGGATTGCTGCTACTTGGCGAGCTTGTAGACGCGCTCGCCAGCCTCGTTCTTCGAGGACTCGATCTTGATGCGGTTCTTCTTGGCGGCGGTGGAAATGAAGCCCCGGACGCTGTGGGCTTGCCAGTCGGTCGCCTTCATGATCTCGGCGAGGCTGGCTCCCTTGGCCCGTCCGATCATCTCCAGGATTTTCGCGCCCTTGCTCTCGGCGCGCGGCGTGGCCTCCTTGCGGGCGGGCCTGGCGGCTTTCTTGGCCTTGGCTTCCTTCGCGGGCTTCGCGCCCTTCGTCGTTTTCTGGCCCTTGGGCGCACCCTTCTTGTGGCTGGCACCCTTCTTCGAGGAGGCCTTTTCCGACGCGCCCTGCGCGCCCTGTTCCGCAACGGCGGCGGATGTGTTGGCTTCTGCGTTGGTCATCTTGGTTCTGGCTACCTTTCTGCGCTCGTTCGCGCATGACGATTCATCACTCTGGTGGCCCGTGAAGGCAAGGGGAAAGTGACCGCCAATTCGAAGATTAGACGCGAGGCGAATGTATGGCGATCATGAGTCTCCGGCAGTACGCCAAGCATCGCGGCGTTGCGCTGTCCGCCGTGCAGAAGGCGATTCAGTCGGGCCGCATTCGAACCTTGGCTGACGGCAAGGTCGATTCCGATACGGCGGATGCGGACTGGGAGAAGAACACGAAGGCGCACGCGCCAGCCGTGGCCCGCCGCGCGGAACCGGAAGAGGACGATGGTGCAATCTTCGGCGCGAGCCAGTACACGAAAGCGCGGGCGGTGCGCGAGCACTACCAGGCCCGGCTCGCGAAGATCGAATACGAGGAGCGCACCGGCAAGCTCGTTTCGAAGGACGAAGTACAGGTCGCGGCGTTCAACAAGTTCCGGCAATTCCGCGACAACATGCTGAACATCCCGGACCGGCTGGCGGCGATCCTGGCCGCGGAAACCGAATCGGCGAAATGCTACGAGATCCTGGCCACCGAAATCCGCAAGGCCCTGAATGAATTTGCAGACTCCAACAACTGAAGAGATCTACTCAGCATCGGCGGCCGCGGGCGTGCGTCCGGAGACGCTGCTCACGATCTCGCAGTGGGCCGACAAGTACCGGACGCTTTCGCAGCGCGCGTCTGCCGAGCCAGGACCGTGGCGAACGGATCGGACTCCATACCTACGCGAGATCATGGATTGTCTCTCGCCGTCATCGCCGATCGAACGCACGGTCTTCATGGCCGGCGCGCAGATCGGAAAGACGGAAAGCGGCAACAACTGGATCGGCTACGTGATCCACCAGGCGCCCGGTCCCATGATGGCGGTGCAGCCCACCGTCGAGATGGCCAAGCGCAACTCGAAACAGCGCGTTGATCCGCTGATCGAGGAGTCGGAGGTGCTGCGGAACCTGGTGCGCGAGCCGCGTTCGCGCGATTCCGGCAATACGGTTTTGTCGAAGGAGTTTCCGGGCGGCGTGCTGGTGATGACGGGCGCGAACAGCGCCGTCGGACTCCGTTCGATGGCCGCGCGGTATCTGTTTCTCGACGAGGTGGACGCGTACCCTGGCGACGTGGAAGGCGAGGGCGATCCGGTCAACCTGGCGCTGGCGCGCACGCGCACGTTCGCCAGGCGCAAAGTGCTGATGGTTTCGACGCCGAAGATCACCGGCATGAGTCGGATCGAGGCCGCCTACGAGGAGAGCGATCAGCGCAAGTTCTGGGTGCCGTGCCCGACCTGCCGCGAATACCAGATCCTGAAGTTCCCCCAGTTGCGGTGGCCTAAGGGCAAGCCGGAGATGGCGGTTTACGTCTGCGAGCATTGCCACCAGGAAATCCAGAATCATCAGAAGCAGTGGCTGCTGGCGCGTGGCCAGTGGCGCGCTGGTGCAGTGGGCGACGGCAGGACGGCGGGCTTCCACCTGTCCAGCATGTACTCGCCCGTCGGATGGCTCGCTTGGGGCGACGCCGCGAAGCAGTTTGAGCAGGCGCAAAAGAATTCATCCCTGCTCCAGGTCTTCGTCAACACCGTGCTGGGCGAGACATGGACTCAACTGGGTGAGGCTCCTGACTGGCAGAAGCTCTATGACCTGCGCGAGGACTACAAGACCGGCATCGTACCGCGCGGCGGCCTGTTCCTGACGGCTGGAGCCGACGTCCAGAAGGACCGGATCGAGGTTGAGATCGTCGCTTGGGGGCGAGGGAAGGAATCGTGGTCCGTCGATTATCGCGTGTTCGAAGGCGACACCTCGAAGCCGCAGGTGTGGGAGAAACTCACCGCACTGCTGAACGAGACCTTCACCACGGCGAGCGGATTGGAACTGCCGGTCACGCAGCTTGCAGTGGATTCCGGGTTTGCAGCCACGGAGGTCTATCAATGGGCGCGGCGGCAAGGTGGGCGAGTGGTCGTGATCAAGGGCGATTCGCGCGCGCCCGCGCTGCTGGGCCCGGCTGCTCCAGTGGAAGTTGGCCCGCTCGGGAAAAGGATCAAGCGTGGTGTCCGAGTCTGGCCGGTGAACTCCGGCATGGCGAAGGAGGAGCTGTACCGGTGGCTTCGTCTCGATCGCCCCACGGACGAGGACCTCGAGAATGGCGCGTCGTTCCCGCCTGGTTACTGCCACTTCCCGCGATACAGCGACGAGTACTTCAAGCAGATCACCGCCGAGCAACTGGTCACCAAGATCGTGAAAGGCTACCGGCGGCACCAGTGGCAAAAGATGCGCGAGCGGAACGAAGCTCTGGACTGTCGTGTCTACGCGCGCGCGGCGGCAAGCAGGATCGGGCTGGACCGCTATCAGGAGAAGAACTGGCGCGCGATTGAAGAGCGCCTGGGCGTGCCGAAGACGCCGGACACGCCTCCGGCAGCGCCCACTCCGGCCGCGCCTGCGGGATCGCGCCCACAACCGCGCCCGGCGAGGCGTCGGACGTGGGGCCGCTTTTCGGTGTAACAGAGAGCGAACCATGGCGTATACGCAAACCCAGTTGGATGCGTTGCAGGAAGCTCTGGCCTCCGGCACGTTGACGGTCACTTTCGAAGGCCGGAGCATCACCTACCGCTCCGTTCAGGAATTGCAGCGCGCTATCGCGGTTGTGCAGAGCGCGCTGAACCAGCAGTCGGGCAAGCGTGTGCGGCAGTACCAACTCTCAGGGAGCAAGGGCTTCTAACCGGTGTTCAGTCTGAGTTCATTTCTGACCCGTTTCAAGCGGGACCGGACAAGTGCGCCCGCGCAACCGCCCGCGCGGCGCGCCAGTGGTTCGCCCTACGAGGGCGCGACGTCTGGACGGCGGCTCGGGAACTGGGTTACGACGCGCGACGCGATCAACTCCATCTGGTATCAGAGCGCGGACCAGTTGGTGGCGCGGTCGCGCGATATCGTCCGCAAGGATGGATGGGCGTCGAAGGCTGTAGACGAATGGGTGTGCAACGCCATCGGCACCGGGATCAAACCGCAATCGCTTCACCCGACCGTGGCAATCAAGGAGAAACTACAGAGCCTCTGGACGGCGTGGGCGAACGAAGCTGACTCCTCTGGCCTGACCGACATCTACGGACTCCAGGCACTCGCGTTCCGGTCGATGG